ATGAAACATTCACCAGATAATCACCTGTCAGGATCAGTTGTGGCCACATGGATTGGTCTCAACCCCTATCAAACACCATTTGATGCGCTGGATAACGCCAGATCAGAGCGCAAAGAGCTGGATTCATTGCCTGCTGATATCGGTACAGCTGTTGAGCCTGTTATCTTAGAGCGTGGATTGCGTGCGCTTGGCATTGATCCTAAAGATATGTACTCATACGAGGACCGCCCGGATCATGACACAACATATCTAGCCAAAAAGCACCCAGAGATGGAGCTTTACTATTCAGATGATGGATTGATTCAGTTGGATAACGTCAAAATTAAGACTGATCCGCAGAAAAATATCTATGTAATGAATGAGAATGGCGAGGCCACGCTGAATGGGCTTTGTATTCTTGAGGCCAAGTTTACATCCATGCACCCTGATCCCAATGATCCACCGCTATATCGTGGCCCGGTTCAGTTGCAAGTTGGCATGATGTGCCATAAAGCCAAGCATGGCATCTTGATTACTTGCTACGGCGGTAGGGATTTGCATATTCACGTTTTCGATGAACACGAAGCCACTCAGGCCACAATCGCTTCTGGCGTTGAATCATTCGAGAAACACATGGCCGATGGTACATATCCTGATCCTATCACGATTGAAGAAGTCGGCAAGTTGTACCCGGAGCCAACAGAAGAATCTGTGCAGTTGGCTACATCATTGATGGATAGCGTGAACAATTACAAAGAAGCTCAGGCCGCGATCAAGGCCGCAGAAGATGTAAGAGAGCGTGAAGCTATGCGATTGATGGAGGAGCTTGGTCAATCATCTAGCGGCATCATTCAGGGATTCGATACTGACATCAAGATCAGTTGGCCCATGCGTAATTACAAGGGCAAGGCAGCTAAGTGTTGTCCTGAATGTGGCTATGAATTAGAGCCTGCAAAAGAAGGTTATGCGTTACGTCAAAAATCAATAACAATAAAGGAGATTCAGCAGTGAGATTGTTGAGTAGTAAATCGGCGGCATTGTATTGCAATTACAATCCCAAAACATTCAGCGAATTAAGAAGACATGGTAAAGGCCCAACATATCATGTTATCGAAGGATCAAAATCAGTGGTCTATACCATTGATGATTTAGAAGAATGGATGTTCGAGAATCCTAAACGTAGTTACTTAAATAAAATTGATATGCAATTTGAAGCAAATAACCCTTGGAGCAAAAGACGATGAGTTTACCTACACTAGCACCACAAAACATGACCGAAGCGATGGAGTTTTCTAAGATGATCGCTTCTTCTGGCCTTGTGCCACAACAATATAAGAATAAGCCGCAAGATGTACTTGTGGCTGTTCAATGGGGCTATGAGCTTGGACTCCAGCCGCTACAAGCATTGCAGAATATCGCAGTTATCAACGGCAAACCCAGCGTTTATGGTGATGCCGCGCTTGCATTAGTTAAGAATGACAGTCGATGTGCTGGCGTATCTGAAACCATCAAAGGCGAAGGCGATCAGCGTGTGGCGCATTGCCTGGTCAAACGTAGATACAGTGAGGATATCGAGGAAACCGAGCGTACATTCTCAGTTGATGATGCCAAGCGTGCCGGGCTATGGGGACGCAAAGGTCCTTGGACCCAGTATGCGGATCGTATGTTGATGATGCGTGCTAGAGGATTTGCCTTGCGTGACGCTTTCCCAGACGCGCTCAAAGGCGTTATCACTGCCGAGGAGGCTCAGGACTACCCATCTGACAATAAAACGGCTCAGAAGCCGCCTAAAGTTGTCAATCCACTAGATAATGTAACTCCACCAGCACCAGCATTGGAATCAAAAGAAGTGACCGATGATTATGGTGACGCTGTGGTTGTTGAAGATAAGGCAGAACCACAAGGCGAAGCAAAGCCCGATCATCTAGCTATGGTACAAGCTGCCATAAAATCTGGTCCTCAGCCGTATAAGTTATTCCATTGGAATGGTGAAGAAGCTGGCGAGTTTAAGACTGTGACCGATTGGATGAACGCATTTAAGAATCTTATGGTGCGTATGACTCAATCTAAGAAGCTCACACATGATAAAAAAGTTTCTGCTATGGCAGATGTGCGACTCAAGAATGAGAAGGTTTTGTCAAGTTTAGAGCAGATTGACCAAGAAAGAATGAAAGACTACTACTTGTCACTCATTGAGCATATGGAGTAGATCATGGTACGCAAAGGACTAACCGAACGTCAGCGACAGGTATATGACATTCTCAAAAACAATAGTGAAAAAAATGGCTTTATGCCTAGCAGTCGCGTGATAGCCAAACAATTAGGACTCTCTCAACCTACAATTCAGGTACACTTAAAGTCATTAGAGCAGCGTGGCTGGATAAAAAGGGCTGGAGGACAGAAGGGTGCAATCACGATTTTTTGAAACACAAACTTACGATGGGATCATTACTGAATCCCATGAAATCGCAGTGGAATATGCTGATATGTTATCAAGAAAAGGACACGATGCAGTCATAGCATCAACCGGGGACATGCTGATCGTATCTACGTTCGCAGACTTTCAGTCATCCCACGCGACTGCACCAATCCTTGAGATATTTGAGGGCGATCCTACTGTTTAGCTTTTTTCTTCATCTTGTCGATGGCCATCTTTTTCATACGCTTATCTTTCTTGTCTGATTTAGATGGTCTACCGACTTGACTACCATATGTACCTTTACCCATTGGCATAGTCTTATCCTTTCTTTTTCATTCTAGTCATTGCCGCCTTCCGAAATGCTTTATCAGTTGGCGCTCCCTTACTACCCGGCTTTCTCATTTTCTCGCCAGAACCTTTTGCTATACGCTTTCTTTTAGCGTGTATATTTGCATATAAACCTTTGCTCATTCGTTTATCTCAAAGTGTGGCGCATCAATAAAAGGCCGTTTGCCTTCGCTTCTGCGCGTGTCAATATAATGATTCATGGCTGATTCCATAGAACCTTCCCAGTATCTTATATCAGTTACATTCCATGCCGCACCCCATCGGATCGGCACACCTACGTTAAATGCAGATGATCGCATTGCATCAGCAATATCATCATACAAACTCAGCTCCCAGCTTACACGACCATTGATGTATGCCACCAGATCAACCGCATGACCTGTCAAATGTTTGCTGTTCATAGTCTTACTTGCTCCAGAATCTACCAGCTCTCGCTGTTCAATCTCTGTTCTCAAGCCGCAAGTCACACCAAAATCTATCTTAGTGACATTAATTGCCTCGTGGACCACTTGGCTTAGTCGTGGATCTATACCTTCTAATCTGTCGATTGATCTTCCTGAAAGTCTATATATCATTTCTTCATCATGTTTTTGATTGATTGAATACCGAATGATGCGGCAAACACTACACCTACTGCGGTCTTATAAAAGTCTGGCATTGCCTCAAGCGCATTGAACCCACGCATCACTACATCTTCATGCCCGGTAAACGCAAGGATCAGTGGTATTGATACTAAGATTGTTAGCCATTCATCTTTCCAGCTCTTATCACTGGCTTCTGCCATAGCCTGATTCCATTCCAGCTCACCTGCGGCAACCTTCTTGGCTATCTCTGCCTTGGCTTTTGTTATCTCAAGAGTAGCTTCTGACTTGGCCCGGCTGGCTTCTACTTTGCCACCTACCCATGTCTTTGCGACTTCTGCTATTGGCCCTATCAACATCTGCAACATAACTTACTCCACCAATGGATTCTCTAATGCTCTGCGAATCTTAACATCTGTGCGCTCCTCAAGCTGTCTTAGCTTGTCATCAATGCTGGAAGTACGCTCATCAAACCAAGTCTGTGCTTCTCGTACCATAATCCTGTTCTCTTTCTCCATCAGGCGATTATCTTTTTCTAGCTGAATAATATCAGCACGCAATGTATCCTTGATGTCTCTGGTATAGTCCACCGCTTCACTGGCCCTAGATACTGCCAGTGCTACTTCCTTTTCAATGCCTGATAAGTCTGGCGCTTGATAGGATGCGATCTTTTCTTTCATATCCATATAATCCTTATAGACTTCAAAGCCTCCATACAATGAACCGACCAATGCAGATAGCGCAGTAATCAGCGCAAACATCTTGCCGCCTGTAAACTTGATACCGCCAAACTCTAATTCTGCCATTGCATATCCACTAGTTTATTCATCAAAGCGCTGTTGTACGCATTATAACCAGTATAAACCTTATTCAAACTAGAATCAGCTATCTGTTCCTGCTTGTAGAATGGCGCATCCTTGAGATCGACTTCCTTGATCTCTGGAGCAATCAGCAAACTCATGGCAACAGCTTGCGCTATCTGATTGTAACTGTCTTGCTCTCCAGCGTCATTCGCTGGTACACCATCAATAGTAACGTTAGCCATTATGCTATCTAATCGAATATCTTTACTGGGCTGATCGGCGCTTGTCTCTTTTGACTTTGCCTCAATCTTGACTTCTGGTTGTTGCGGTTTTGATTCAATCTTTGGACTAGCTTGCGGCTTGATGTCATTGTCTACCTTTGCTTGCTCTATTTTTATTGGCTCAATCTTGATTTCTTGTGGCTTAATATCGTTCTGCATCTTCCATTCTTCTGTAAGATTCTCTGGCTTGATGTCTAGGTGTGGCGTGGTGGCCACACTTATCAGTTGGTTTTCACCTGTAATTCTTTTCATGAAGTCTGGGTCATCCCTAACTGGGTCATATGTTGGGATTGTATAATTCACCTCTAAGAAATGACTATGAGTGACCGGGCCATACCAACCTGCCCATGTGCCTACATCGCGCCCATAGATTCTTATCCATCCTGAATCCGCATAAGTAGCCACTGGGTCCACAACATTATCGAACGCTACCATGCCGTTGTTGTAATCCAGCTCTACGTTATAAATAAATTCCTCATCACCATACTTCAGTGTAATTACCAGCTCATCATAAGCTGTGCCTACATCACACCAGCTATAACCTTCATTGTTACAACCGATAGCCTCCATGCCGTACTTGATGGTATTGAGTTGTTCGTATGTGCCGAAGTCTATTGTCTGTGTTGCAGTGCCGCCATCTGTGCCAAAACGAATAGCATCATGCTCTTGGCCTTCCCATGTGCCTGCTTCCTCGATCATGACATCACCTTCAAGGACCCAAGAATCAGGGTCGATCAGATTGTCGCTGACTTCAGCGCCTATCGAAGTAGTCAGTATGAGTAGAAGTATTAGTCTCATTAGAACTTGCTAAAAATATAGAACCGCGTGGTACTTTGTTTGTATTGTCTTTCCATGCTTGTTTGGCTTCATCGCCGATCTTGCCTTCATATGGACATGGTGTGCCTGCTGTCCACATGGCATCAAATACCCGGTGATCGTTGTTACATAGTAAAGATACAGCCGCCACCTTCATGCCTAAGCGATGCAGCTCGCGTGATAGTTTTAGGTTTTCGCAGTTGATGTCTCTGATTGTTGTGCCTGCCGCAAAGCCGAGGACTTGTGTCTGCACCGCCGCAGATGCTGCATTGGTACATACATCACTGTTGTTTATATTGATTGATGGTGCATGAGCGCTGTTGACTGTGCGATCTACTGTGGTTGTTCCTACTGTATTGCTTGATGAGGATACAGTTGAACTGACTGTGCTGTTGACTGTGCTACTTGTGACTGTATCAGTTGCCCATGATGTGCTTGCTGCCATGCAAACTAAAGCGATTATCCTTTTCATCTTAGCTCTTTTAGTTTAAGTACATATTTCTTAGGTATTCTAATCACCCTAGCATATGCTTTATTTAGGTGATCGTAATCTCTGGCTATAAAATAATTCTGCTTAGTCTCTTTTGCTATGAATCCTACGCTTTCTTGTAAGCACTCATTGCTATCAACATCATCCAGCTCATCGCCTTCAGATGCGTCATTCCATTGGATATGTACTAATCCTAAGTGAATATCCATAGCGTTATTCCAAAGATGCCCACTACCATTGTAGACACCAGTACAAAAAAACACCAATCATTTGCACTATTTAGACATTTTTTCATGCTTTATAAACCTTTCCATTAAATCTTGCTTGACCATCAATCACATGAATTGGGAAGCTCTCGACCTTATCACCTTTGAATATCTGGATAACAAAACCTGACTGCCAATCTGTTGGATTATCTTCGACATATAAGAACTGATCTGCTAAGGGTTCAGCTAACGTGCCGCATTCTACACCATGTCTTGTGCCTTGGTAATCACTGACATAGGTAACGCCAAGTCTGTGTGTATGGCCATTGCCTATATTTATCCCTGCGTTGAGTACAGAATTACGTCTAGCATGGATGCCGCCCTTGACTGGCTTGTGCTTCCACAAAAACGTGTCATTAATAAGGGTAGATGTAGCTATGTTCCATGCCGGGAAGAATATCTCCATAGGCGTTTTGTCTGACTTATTAAGTCCTGCTAATAGCCCGGTGATAACTTCATTCTCTGATTCCTTGAAGTTTGCCAGCGCTATCTCGATGCGCTCATGGTTGCCTACGTTAATATCTAAATCTACTTTGCGTCTAGCTTGCGATGCTATGTCTGCTATTTCTTCCATATATTCTACGCAAGTTATAACCTCATCCTCAGTTGATGGTGTTGTATCTCCATATCTTCTTGGGAATCTTGATAGATTAGCGCCATCCATCATATCGCCACGACACGCCACACCTTGCGGCTTTAGATCATCAATCATCTTGAGTAGGATTTTATGCGCGTCTGTCAGTTGTTGGTTTGGCCACCAATGACAATCTGAGAAGTTAATAATCAAAGCTTCAGCCTTGAAGTCTAATCGTCTTGTGCGTTGTGGTATTCTTTTGTATGTAGCCTGACTTTTAGTTTGTTTTGTAGTTAAATTTATACCTAATATTTGCTCTGCATCTCGCCTGTATCTGTAATGCTTTCTAACATCCTTTGTTATAACGCCAGCTAAATCCATTGCATGCGATACTGATTCAGCTTTATCCCATACCTGTGCTATCTTCTGCGCTGTTTCCAGCGATATCCCAGTTTTGTTTCGCTGTTTCATTTCACACTCCTCGCAGTGTTACTTTGGTAAATTGCCGTTTCCTGCTAACCACATAGCGATGCCAATACCTATGACACCCATGACATAAAAAAATCTCCGGGTAAAACTCTTGCCTACTTCAGCATAAACTTTCTCCAAAGCTCTATCGGCGGCCTTCTCAGCGATCCGATCTATATCTGCTTCAGT